ATGGTTACTACTTGACCTACATAATTAAGTAAATTTACACCAGTTGTAGTCCAATCTCTCCATCTTACGTTTTGATAGTTTATGAAACCAGGTACATTCCCTCCAGCAGCAACTTGATAAAAAGTACATGGAATTATACTTCCGTTTTGATTTCTAACTTGCATTTCAAAACGAGGTTGAGCAATAGGTGGGTGACCTGGGTCTTCTAAAACAACCGCATAACGATAAATAAATAACGCATTTTGGTTTGATACAACAAACGAGTAAGTTAAACTTTCTGCTTGTGCACCTACCTGACTATTACCTAAACGAGCTGACTGAGGAATTCCTGGTGGAGTTCTAGTCAAAGTCGGTACAATAGGATCTAAACCAGGAGTCATAATTGTATGACGACCATTTTGAATGGTATTCGGATTGGTAATTGTTATTGGGCAACAAGTGCCAATTCCTCCTACCCAGTTTTGAAAACCGTTCATGGAAAAATCAGCATTTGGACAGTTACCACCAGGTTGTCCTAAGACATATCCCCATGTTAATAGGAATAGTAGAGTTAAAAAGCGTTTCATCGTAGTAGTGTTAATTGTCCAAGAATATTATCGTAATATGGCTTCTTATTTTGAGTATAGTTAATACGATAAGTATATACACCTTGAGGGACTATTGTACCATTGTAGGTACCATCCCACACAAAGTAAGGATCTTCAGACTGAAATAATTGAGTACCCCATCTGTCGTGTATAGTGACATAAAAGGAGGTAAATTCCCATTGCTCACCATAAATTGAAAAAGTTTCATTTAATCCATCTCCATTAATAGTAATACAGTTAGGGATATATAAAGTAAAGCAAGGACTAACGGTAACATACAATGCTCTGTAAGGGCCTTCACAATTAAATTCACTTATCTCTCTTACTTTGATGGCATAAGTTCTAGTTGTATCTTCAGGCCACTGTACACCAATTGTATTACCCGACTGGCCAATCAACATAGTATCAATATACCATTCATAAGTTGAATTAGGATATCCTTCCACAGCATAATATTGGAAAGATGATGCCCTACATAAATCAACTCTCTGTTGACCGAATAGAGGACTAATTGCTAGCAATAATAAGAATACAAATCTAGTCATGGATAACTGGTGAAGTGTTTGGTAATGGGTAAACTGTAAAGGATGTACCTGCTGAGGTTGTACAACCTGCTATATTTGTGTAAGTGTAGGTTACGTTATATATACCTGGGTTGAGTGGATTAAATAATCCTCCTGAACCGTTTCCATTTACTATCCACGTACCTCCTGCTGGGAATGCTTGAAAATTAAATGCTGGTGAATCTTGACAAATATTTGCTATTGGTAGTACTTGAACAACGGGTTGCATGATTTCAATCAAACATACAACAGGATTACCTACACATCCTTGAGAGTTGGTTTCTGTAACTGTTAAGGTATAAGTACCGTTTGCTTGCCCCCAGTTAATTGCTACCTGATTAGATGGAGAATTGATTAAGGTTCCTCCTCCAGTTAATGACCAATTATAAGTAGAGCCTGGAGTGTTTTGAACCCAATAATTAATTGAATCACCAGCACATACTGTATCAGGGCAACTAAACTGAGCGCTTAAATTAAGGCTAAAAAATAAGGCTAATATTGATAGTAGGGATTTCATAATTAATTAGTTGTACAATTTACAAATTCGTATCCAGTACCTGTCTTTTTCCAGATGATAAATACAAGCTCCATTTTGCTCATATCCCAGTTGCTGTTGTATTCGATAGTTCGAGCCCAATGATATACACCTCCAGCACTTAAACTGGTGAATACTTCTTCTCCAAATGCACCAGCTGCAATAGCTGATTTAGCTAGTACATGATGATGTATATGCGGGTTTTGAGTACTACCATTTTGAGCAGCTTGAATTTCTTTGTATAGAAATAGAGCAGACATTGTATAAGTACCCGATAAATTATCTAGAGCCTTTACATATACATTTACATTTAATTTACCAGCATTTTTACCAGCTCCTTGAGTTACATGAGTACCAATAGATAATTTAGGGGTTTGGTTGTTTTTATTTGCTATTTCACTTGGGATACCTGAGGTACTGGTACCGACAAAAGTTTCATTAACAAAGAAATTAGGTGTTCCTGTATATTGCCATTTAGCAGAAAATTCATCAACTAATGGCCCATTATCAGGTGTAGTTAGTGCATCGCTAATTTGTAAAGACATAGCCAATGCCCTGCCCTTATGATTAGCATACAGCTCTTCAAATCTTGTAACTCCCCAACCACCACAAGGACCACACCAAGTAGCAGTAAACTTACCAAAGATTGAATTTTGCAAACTATCGATATAAACACACGACCCGTTGTCAATAACAGCATCTGGATTATAGTTAACTGATTTAGGATCAGTACACCCTTTGACTACCGTTCCATCATCAACCAATAAGGTTGATTCTTGGCAAGCCATTAAAAATAAAGTTGTTAAAATAAATAGATAGTGTTTCATGTTGTTTAAGGTTAATTGTGAGATATGGGTGAAGTTGAGACTGTAGAACCGTTTATTGTACCATTAAATATATTAAAAGGAACAGTTGGACATCCATTAATGCCCCAACTACCCCATGTACCATCAGCACCCGCAGTTATTTGAATTAATAAATTCTGGGGAGTGCATTGCTGAGTGGCAATTAGCTGAAAGCAAAAAGACCAACTACAGTTTATCCCAAAATCTCCCCAATCATTTCCAGGGTTACCATCTACTGGTCCAGCAGGGCCTTCATAAAACCATCCAGGACCTACTGTAATTCCTGTTGAGCTAGAAGTTACTGTATTTGCAACCCAAATCCATTGACCTGCATTAGAACAGTTAATTGGAGCTGCTGAAGGTATTACTGAAGTCCATCCAGGCCCTAAGTTAAGGTCAAATCCTTCTAACCAATTAGACCCAAATCCAGTACCATTCCATCCAGTCATTGTATAACATACTGTTACCACTGTACCTGGAGAGTAGGTGTTGTTAGTTGGTTGAGGATTTAGAGTAAAGGATTGTTGACCCGCACATTGAGCGTTAATATGAAGGGAAAAAATAAAACCTAATAAAGTTAAAAGAACTTTCATTTTTGTTATTTGTTATAAATATGTTGTAGGATGGCCTCTATACGTTCTTGAGTTGAGCCTTTAATTTCTTTATAACTCTTGATTTTATCTCTATACATTCGTAGAATTTGTTGAATAGTTTGATCTATCTGATTCCTATAGATAGGATCTGTAGTTCTAACTCCATTATCTTCAATTTCAACTCCTTCAGGAGAAATGTAGAAAATATAATCATACTCATTTAGTAGACATTGAGCATACATTTCAAATCCAGCTTTATCTATAATATTGATTGAATTAGCATTTAAAGTAAACGCCATAACATCAATAACAGTTCTATCTGTGATTACATTGTCATACATTAATTCAGTACACCTTTCAGCCAAAAATATAGTTTGACCTTTTAATGTTGAATCTGTATTAAGAGGAATACCTAAATCCCTAAGATATTTTGAACGTTCAGTAGCAAAATGATAATCTTTAAATTCAGGTAATTCCTTTAAGGCATTAACTAAAGTAGTTTTGCCAACACTTTGACTCCCTGTGAAACCTATACGGGCCATAATTTTTCTTTTAAAATGTTATTGATATTATTAAAATCTTCATATGATATATCAATATATGAAATATTATTGGATAAACAAAACTGTTTTTTAATATTATCTCTATATTGTCTGCCTTTTAAACCCCCTGCTCTTTTTTCAAAGTAATCTCCCATTTTTTTATAATGTTGTTCTCCATGATATTCTATTATTAAATTTTTCTTAGGAATAAAAAAATCAAAAGGGAGATTTTTGTTAGTTTTAGGATTAATACAATTTTTAAATCTTTTTTCTCTTTGATATGAAATATTATTTTTTATTAAAAATTTTTCTATTTCATCCTCACCTTTAGAAATATTACAGTAAGGACAATTATTACCATTACCATGAGCTTGAGGACTTTGAGTAAATTCTCCATGTTTTTTACAAATAATTATAACTTTGAATTTAGTCCCAGGTCCATCTTGGATTTTTACCATTGAATAATCATATCTGTCTCCATGAACTTCTTTAAATTTTTCTATCCATTGTTCTTTTGTAAATTTTCTAGCACTTCTTACTCTATCACCCATACATGATAAACAACCCTGTCCAAATAAATGGTTATTAGGTTGTTGTTCAAATTCACCATGTTTGGGGCAAATCATTTTAACCTTAGTTACAGCGTTAACATAATTTACTAAAGAATAATCATAAAAATTATTATGTTTTTTAGAAGCTTTATTTATAAATTGTTCTTGTGTTAATTTAGCGGGCATGTTGTTTTTTTATTATACATATTACGTATTAATAGGAAAAACAACAATCCTTATATCCTTTTTTATTATATATTATGGGTTGCCCTTAAAATGTTATACTCTTGATCCTTTACGTTGAGCTCCTTTAAACCATGGCAAACCATTATGAATACGTTTTGATTCATGATGACGATCTTTAGTAACCTGAATGCCATTAAGATAATATTCTTGTTTTCCATCAGGATGAATTACAGCAGGACCATTATCGTTATGAAGTTTACCTTTCCAAACGTACATAATAGTTCCGTCAGCTGTCTTGATTTGTTTTAATTGATCGATTTTCATATGTGTTTTTATTTATGCATAAATATAATAATAATATTTCAGGAAGCCAAACAAAAAGAGCCTCTTTTGAGGCTCTACATTATTTCCAAAATTTAATATAGTTATTTTTTAAAAATTTATCAAAACCATACAATTTTAAACGTTGCATGGTTAACATGACTATATTTTGATTTGTTTTAGCTACTGTTTGTTTATCTCCTGTTATACTCCAGGGTATAAAAAATACTTGATAAAGTTCCCATAACCAACTAGAGTTTTGAGAATTAAGATTATCATAGGTATCTTTATTTATTTCTATGAATTTAATTTCATTTATTTTTTTAGCGAAATATCTTCTAAATTCTCCAATTTGATAATCTTGAGGAGTAGGTTGAGGAACTATGGGGTATGGAATATTTTTAGGGGCCAATGAAGGATTAATAACATTTAAATATTCTAAATTACCATAAGCCACCTCACTAGTATATACAGGAGTAAAATTAACATCAGAATGTAATTCTCCAGGTACATTAGGTAAATTAATAAGTTTTTCAACTGGTTTATCTTCTGGTGTTTTACCAGTGAATAATTCTCCTGTGTATAATTTATGATAATGTCCTTTATATACTTGACCTGTACTTTCTATAGCATATTCATTTCCGTTTGTGTACAGATTTGTTATAATTCTGTTTTTAGGGTAATAGCTCATTATGAATATGTTTTTTCTGATTTTTTAATAGCGGCCGTTGGTGGTGAAATGGTTCTATTCAAGTAAGCAATAGGATCAAGTCGTGGAAGATCACTATCTTTGCCTCCTACTCTTATTTCATAATGAAGATGAACACCAGTACTAGGATACCCTTTACTGCCCATTTCAGCCACAACCTCTCCCCTTGATACGGGTGTGCCATCTTTAGCTGCCCCCTTCCCAATTCTAATATCATTATGTCCTAAGAAATGATAATTATTTGTTCCATTTTCTTTTATTATAACAACTTGATCTCCAAATGATGCGGGGCCAAACCCACCATTAGAAATAATACCATCAACAGGTGAAATGATGCGAGTTCCTTTACTCCCGGCAATATCTACACCATAATGGTTTTTAACATTTCCATTTATGTTTCTGTTAGGCTTAGGTAAAGAAGTTACTGTTACCTGGGAGCCTTTTACAGTAGGTACCCAATTTGGATAAACACCAAATGTAAAATCTGTAAAATTAGAATTTACTATTCCTGCTTTAATTAAAGTATTATTGACAGCTTGTTGAACTGTTTGGGGGGGTGGGGGAGAATATGTTTTTAAAGATCCTGAAGCTTCAGGAACTGACATTGTTTCTATTTTAGTAGTCCATTGTTTTGTATCAACTGTATGGCTAATGGCTTTAACTATTAGAGCTATTTGTCCTTCATCATAAGTTAAGGGTAATACTCCTTTAGACATTTTAAATTTTTCAAATAATCTAATACCACTAATACCATCTAAAGTCATATTAAGATTATATGGAATAAAAAATGGAGCATCAATATTTCCATCTTTTGAATATTTTTGTGAAAACAATGTATTTACCTGAGAGTTAGCATTTTTTAGATAATCTATATTTTCATCAGTAAATTGTTTTTTACCATAAACTTGGGTAAATATACTTTTAAATTTTCCTATATCAAGAGGAGCTTCTTCTTCCTTATACTTTTCTCCGTTTGATTTTTTAGAGGATTTTTCTAAGATAATTCTATCTGTTAATCCTTTATTATACTTTTCAAAAGAATAAGCATTTTGAGATATATTAGTACTATTAACTTGAGCTCCAACTGAGATAGCAGTTGAAAATTGATTTGATATTTCTGAGTTTAACTGAATATCTTGTACAAAACTTCCTTCTACTCCCGGTTTTACTCCAAATACATTTAATGTTGTAAATTTATCTGGTTCTCTGCTAATATTAAAATCACTCCCGTTGTATGTCATAGGGGTTTGGTCGTATATTTTGATAGTTAAATTATCTCTATCAGCATAAACAGTGAAATTATTTATTCCTCCTAAACATACATTAACATCATCCATTATTTGTTGGAGTAATTTTACTAGAGTAGCTACTCCATCTTCTTCTTTTGTTAGAGAATTTAATACCCCAGCTAAATATTCTATGTTAAGAAGAATATGTCCCATTTTACCAACAAAAACATTAGCATTTCCCGTTTTAAAATTAGGAAATTCATTTCTAGCATTAGTCCCATTAATAGAGCCATTTAATATTGGGGCAATATTGTAATAACCGGTAACTCCCCCTCTTGTTGGGTTAAGAACAACATCATTTATAATACTCCCAGTAGCTAATGAATCTATTATTTCATTTAAATTTTGATGAACAGGAATTAAACATATTCTAGGGTCAGAGGAAAATTGGTTTGGAGGGGAGAAAAAATAATTTTTATCAACTTCGGTAGTGGTACTATTAGTTAATCCAAAATAATCATAATTAAAATCAAATTTTATTTGAGGTGAATCTCCATTATATAATCCACATTCTGTTTCAATAAAATACAATAAAGAGGCTAGAGTTATATGAACACTATAAGTTGTAGATACCCTATAAGAAAAACCTAAATTAAAATACTCACGTATTTGAGATGCTGGGTATTTGTAGATATTTTTTTCGTATTTAGGTTCTACTTGGCCATTGATAGTAGGTATATTCCTGTTAAATACATGATTGGTTATAGTTTTTGTACCTTGTGACTCATATATCTCAAATAACCATTTATTAATTTTGGATGATTCTTTTTGAGCTACAATTGCAGGTACTTCCTCAGTAGATTCTGTTGAAGATTCTGTGATACTCTCTGAGGGATTATCAACCACATTCATTTTTAATGATTCTATAATAGAACCATAAGCTATCAATTCTAAATTAATGTCATAACTTCCATCTCTATTAAAAGACCAACTAAATTTAGAGACAGGTCCTATGAAACCTTCATAATTTCCTTTATATCTTTCTTTTTCAATGTTAATTTGATTTTGAATAACATATTGGTCTACTAAAAGTCTAACTTCACCTGATGGAGCAGGTCTAGTTGTAGTTCCCCTCAAAAAACTTTCTAATGGCGCGGACTGAAATTTATCCCATTGTTGTAAATTTCCCCCATTATCAAGATAAACAGTGTGACCAAATTCAAGCAATATTGAATAACCTGGTCTCATATAGAGATAATCAATTAAGGCAAATTGTTCTCTACTGTATGCTTTTATTTTAATAGTGGCTTTAGCTAAAGCTCCATTATTATAGTAACTAACATCAGCTGATGTTATACCAGGCATAGGGACAAATCCTCTTTCTCCTATTCCTCCCCAACCATATTCTCCATTTAAGGCACTGTTTGAAAAGTTTATACCTGATTGTAGATTACCTGATTCATTTGATGCTCCACCAAATAATATAAAATTTTTAGCTAAATTAGCTCCAATTAAATTTGCATCTATACCTAATTTTGCTATAATACTACCATCAACATCTACAGAACTAGCTAATCTTAACCAAGGGGTTTTAGTAGTGACCCATTTTAATGTATTAGGATCAATATTAGTTTTACCTAAAGCTTGTTGCCTTCTTTCAATTTGAGTTTTAACCCAGGACTGGAATGGTTCTCCAATAATATTGGCCATATTATAAACTATTTAGAGTGTTAAAACTAGCGATAATATCGCTTACATTTACAGGTATACGTATTTGTATGCCTGGAGTGAGGAATAACGAATCCCCGCTTATTTTCTGGGGATTTGCGGCTGCTATTATCCAATATAGAGTAACATCATTATAATATTGATTTGCTAATAGATCTAGCCTGTCCCCAAATCCTGTTATAACATAAATGTCACTAGACCTAAGAGGTATTTCAGGATATTTAGTTGTGTCATAATACCGTTTACCTATGGGTCTGATGACATCATCCGTTGTTCTAGATTCTTGTATGTTTTGGTAACGATTCATGTTTTATTATATGTATGGTAAGAAAAAGCTTGCTGAGAGGCAAGCTTTCGGTCCATGAATACTCTTCATGGAGGGGTTCATATTTTATTTATACTAAATTTACTGGGATACCATTAACTGGTAAATTAGAGATAACAGAAGTATTATTTCCTGATATTGGTGGGTCTAAGACTTCGTTTCTTATATTTGTTGAATTGTTGTAATAATTATAATGGCTGTATCCGTTTTCATTACCAGTGCTTTTAGAATCTCCTCCATTTCTTAAACTTATAAATGGACTACCTTTTCCTGATTTATCAGTTGCTCTTCTTGGTAAGAAATCTTGAATTGGAGTAAATCCTAAATCTACATTTATTATATGAGGTAATTCTTTAACTGAGTTATCAGATTCAGTTTTACTGTTACCTATATTGATTTCCCAAGGAGATTGTTCAGGAATAGTGTAATTTAATGAAGTTATAATACCTGGGGTTTCAAACAGATAAGCTCCCATTGTCATTTTATATAAGGTACCTCTCATAAAACCTGCTTCTGTATAGTCAGGGGCTAGGGTGGAGGCTAGATAGTTTAGTTTATAATACATGGGCATTAGCTCTTGTTTAGATTGAGCGGCCACCGTAAAACTCATTTTAACATCTCTAGTGAAACCTTCATAATTATATAATGTATTACCCCTACCCACATAATTTATTGAATTCCATTTTGGAGTATATGAATCACTAAAATTATTAATGAATGCCCTAAAATGCATGTAAAAAGCATTTGCTGAGGTGTCATTTTTGTAGGCTGCTATATAAAAAGTAGCTAAGTCATTTAAACTATTAGGGTCATTTAATGTTGTAGCACCTCCGGAGGCCGCATCTAATTTTTTATATGAACCTTCATATATAGGTTCAGCTGTTATCTTATCAAGAGCATTTTTTATATTATTTTCTCCACCAAACCCACCAAGGCCCCCTAATGTATAGTCTGATCTATCTTTAGTTCTAGAACCTGGGTCTCCTAAACTTACTCTATTCTCTATATTGTTAATTAAATAATTTGGGGAGAAAGATAAAATAGTTTTATTTTTTTCAATATCTAAATCTTTTCTAAAATCATCAACTAATATTGAATTCCCACCTTGAATTGGTGTTTTACTATTGATCCCACCCTGAGTAAGTGCTGCTGTATTAGGATATAGTTGATTATAGTTAGAAGGAGTAAAGGTAGATAAAGTTTGATTAGCTGGGGATTGTTTAAAACCAAATGGGTTATTGGGGGTTTGGTTACCTGTATCTATATCAAACCCTAAAATAGAATTATCTCCTCTAGATGAAATATTAGGGTTAAGGGATTGTTTTAAGAATATTGATGTATTACTAACTCCTAATTTACGAGTGATATTATCATATTCTAAAGAATCTTTGTATGATCTTCTAGCATTAGTAGATTTAAAATAACCATCAGATTCTAAATTTTTCTTAATTTCAGGATTATTTACTCCTGTTCTTTCACTAGCAAATCTAATATTAGTATTGTTTACTCCTAAAACAGAACCAGGACCTCCACCATAATTTAAAATACTACCCAAATTTTGAGTTGTATCAATAGGTATTCTATCTCTTTTTGGTACATTTACAAATGGTAATCCTTCAATTTTAACTCTATGAAGTTGAAGAAGTCTGTTATAATATTTACCTACTACTAAATTGGATGTATCTTCTTCTTTTTTCCTTTTCATCACCTCGGAATAAGTATTTATTCCTCCAGCCCCTAAAATGTCTTCTAATGTTGAATCGCCAGTATAAGCTCCTGTAGGTTTAAGTGGATTTAAACCTTGTTTATTTAAGTGAGTTCCTGTCCATCCTTGAACCGCTACTTGAGCCAGTGTTGAAGTTGGTAAATAAATACCTTCATTGACAGCTCCTCCTCCATATCCCACCCCGTAAGAGGCTTCAGTTTTAACTGCTGTTCTTGATAGTAAATTTTGATTAGCGGTAAATATTAAACCACGAGGTGATTTTAAATCAAAAAAATATTGAGTTAAACGCGATACATCTTTACCAGCATTAATAGGGGCCAATAAACCTCCCCTCACCAACGCATCAGGAAAACGCGCGGCTAAAACATCAAAAGGGGGATTATCTTCAGCTCCTATAGAATATCCAATTTGACCTGTGTTAGGATCATATCCTGATTGTAGGCCCGGGATTGGAGTAGTAATATAGGGTTGATTACTAGATCCTCCTTTTAATTTATCTCCTCCGTATTTGAGATTTAAAAGGTTGGTTTTTAGGTTTATTAAAGCCATGTTATATTCTTACCCTGGAAGATTCAATAAGTATTGGTCAGAGTTTGGAATTACACCATTATTATAATCAAGTTGAGAAGGTTGAGGGAGAATGTTTGGGGTCCCATCAACATATCCTTGATACGCAGCATTGACTGTAGATTGGTTTGCTCCATTAACAGAGTAGCTAACTTGTGAACCATCAGCGTGAAGTTTAGACTGATTGGTAGCTAAAATATTGATAGCTGGGGTAGAACCATTTCCTGTAATAGAGTATGGGCTTCCTGTTTGAGTTAATTTGTTGAGTAGTGACATAGTTTCTAGTTTTAATGTTTATTATATGTATGTTAGGAGCCAGTACGATACTCAGCTAATGCTAAAGTTTTTCCTACTAAGTTACCATCTATTGATACATTTCCTTCTTTATTTAGGATTGAAGTTAAAAGTTGATTCATTCTGTCTAATCGTTCAGCTAATGGTTGTATATTAATAGAGGAAGACATAATTGAAGTAGATTCTTTACTTTTTCCTATTTTATTAGATATTCCTGGGGCTGCCACTAAATCATCATTTGGAGATAATTCAAATAATCCCCCTTCTTTAGTTGATACTGTGGTTTTTCCTTTGGCAGGGGATAACATATCACCAGCTTTATTAGCTTGATTTTTATTTTTTTCTAGATAGGCCATTCCTGCTCCGGCAGCGGCTAAAGCTATAGCTGCCCCCACTCCAAAAGTTAAAGAACTATTTAACACTAAAGCTGCTATACCAGCAGCTGTTAGTAATCCAACAATCACTCCCATAACATCACCAAAACTTTTACCCCAATTTATAAGCCATCCTAATGGTTTTAACATAAGCCCTACAATACTAAAAATTGATGATAAAAGATCAAAAGCGGGCATTATTGCTTCTGCTACAGTCACAAATATTTCTCTTAATTTTTCAACAGAAGCATTCATTCTGTCTTGAATTGAGGCTTGATTTTCTAAATCCTCAATACTTTTTTCTTTTAACATCTTTTGGGCTCCTTCTATCCCATATTGTTCTGTTAAACTATTTAATAATTCTTTTCTTTTCTCAACATCTTCTTTAGATACATCTTTCAGTTGGTCCTGAATAAATAGAGTTTTAGCTAATTCTTCTCGATTCATTCCTACTGACTTGGCTATAGCCTCTTGTTGTAAACGATTCATTTTACCAAACTCAGCAGAAGAGCCTAAATTTTTATTTATTTCTTCAGCAAGTCCTGCTACATCATTAGTTAAAGCATAATATCGAGCTTGTTCTAGATTTAATTGGCGGCCAGTTAATAATTCTGCTTCTAATTCTGATTCAATGGATGATTGGAAATTTAGTAAACTTTCTGCTATTGCATCTATCTTAGACATTTCTAAACCTAAAGATTTAGCTACAGCAACTGCCTCTGCTATCAATGATGGGTTTTTTCCTAAAGAAAGGGTGGTGGCGGCAGAAACATCTTTTATTTCTTTTAAAACTTCTTTTTCATTTAATGCTACCCCTAATCTAGTTGAAGATATTTTAGCTTGAGCTAATACTTCTCCTGTGGCATCTTCTAAACTTTTATTAGTACCTAATGTTAATTTATATATACCCGCTAATTCTTCATTAGTTAGTCCTGCGGTTGTTCTGAATTTAGTTATAGTGGCTAAATCCTCTTTATTTAGCATAACATTAGTGCCTAATGTTTTATTTATCGCTAATAGAGATTCTTGCATTCCTTTAGTAGTAACAAATATATCACCGCTAGCATTGGCTGCTGAATTTAACTCAGAACTCATAAAAGAAGCGTCCTGGTAGGACATGTTCATACCTTTTGCTAGGTCTCCTGTTAATCCATCTACTAATTTGAAGGCATCTACTAATTCTTTTAATAGAGCTAATGGTCCTAAAGCTTTAGCTAAAGCTGGGCCTAGGGATTTAAGACCCGCCATTAAAGGAGTCATAGATTTCTCTGCTGCTTGGGGGATACCCATAGCCATAGCTTTTGACTTTGCTGCTGTATCCTCTAAAAGATTTCCATGTTCATCAACTAATCCTAATCTTGTTTTTAATTCAGCACTAATTCCTTTTCCTGTTTTTAAGCTTTCAATTTCTTTATCAGTTAAACCTTTAGTTATACCATATATTTTTTGATTGTATATGGCTGTTTCTTGAGCGGCCTTTGATGCGTCTTGAAAAGCTGAAGAAAATTTACCTAAACCAGGAATAGCATTAGATATAGCATCTAACCCGGTAAAAAGTTTTATTCCTGCGTCTTTTTTAATTTTTTCTTGTTCTTTTCTGACACCCTGGAGGGCTTCAAAGAATTTTCTTTCTTCTTCAGCTTGGCCTTTAATTTCCTCTAATTTATCCCCTTCAATTCTCCCTGATTGGATAGCTACTTGTAAATTTTGAAATTGAAGCTTAGCTTTTTTTTCTAGTTTATCTAAAGTTTTACCTTCAATTAAAACTCCTTGAGAATTTTCATATACTATTTCTTGAGCTATTTTAGATATTGAACTTAAAGCATTTTTAGCACTAGATAATTCTGTATTTTGTTTGCTTAGCTCGGCTACACTGTCTTTAAATGATTTATAAATAAAACTTAATTCACTATTTAAATCATCCGCGGCATTTACTACATCCCTGAATAAAGTTTCAAATTTTTCTAATTCAGCAGTGTTAGCTTTAAGATCTCTAAGTATACTTTGATAATATGCTTGTTCTCTAGCATTCAATTTAGCTAAAGTTCCTTCTATCTGTTTTATTTTATCAGCTAATTCTTTTGCAGTTGCCATTCTGTATTTTATTATATGTATGGAAAAAGCCCACTTTTGGTGGGCTTATTTCTTCATACTAGTAGAATATGTTGGTTTTTTAGCACTTCTCATAAATTCAGGAACATTAACATTTCCTTGGGAATCTATAATAGTGGTCGTGTCTTTACCTTTGGATGCTTTTTCGTATTCTTGGGCCTCCTTATCATAAAAGGATTTTAGTTCATGGAATGTAAAATTTCTTAACCATATAGGCATGTGATAGATAGTTTCCCAATCATATCCTCCTTTACCATGAAAAACAATTTCATGGATTTGTTTAAATAAATTTTTACGTGTTTGGGGTGCTGTCTCCAAACTCAGGCCAAAAAAATTCAATCCCAACTGGGATATTGACTCTATTGTCACTGTTGTTGGGAAAAAAAGTAAGATCAACATCTGGCTGAACTTTTCTGATGTAATCTCTAAGTGCTCGAGAATCTCGAGCTAAGAGATAATTATCTACAAATTCTCGAATTGTTTTCTTTTCTCGATCTCCATCAACTGATGTAATAATATACTTTAAACGAGTAGTTAATTCTGGTGTTGCTTCTTTATTGATTTTCTTTAATCCTTCAAGTTCACGTTCAATATCTCTTTCATCTTTATGAGATAAGATTTTGAATGTAATGGAGGTATTTGTTGTAGGTAATGTATAAGAAAATTCATTTACTCCTTTAGTAAATAAACTTTCATCCAGTGGTTTATTCTCAATTTGAGTTAAATCAACTGTATGTTCCTCTCCATTATAAGTAAATGTGTAATTTCCTCCATAACCCAAAATACGAGCTGCTACCATTATAGCGTTTTTATCACCCACAATTAAATCATCATAATTAACGGGAGAAACAATGAGAGCCTGCATTAACTTGTCCAATACGACACCCTTTTGGATATATGACTGGTTGGTTAGAATATCCTCGTGTTTTGCGGTCATATAACTCATTTCAATTTTACCTGATGATAAGATATTATCTTCAGGGTAGAGTAAACCTTTTGATGGTAATTCAACTGTTTCAGTTGGTAACTTTAATTCTGCCATAGACTATTTTTATTATGTTCTATTATATGTATGTACGATATGAAAAAGAAATAAAAAAGCCAAACATTTCTGTTTGGCTCTTTATTAAATGTTAGTTGTTTTTAAAAATCATCATCATCATCCTCATCATCATCCTCATTAAATTCTTCATCATCTCTGAATGAATCATATATATCGTCTTCTGTACTCGAACTAAAGTTTTCGTATGTTAATTCACCATTAGTTAATTTAACTAGCATATCAATTACATCATCTGGTTGGTTTTTAACCATTATATCCCAATAATCTCCAACCATCTTATCATCCATTGTCCCACCAGTTATTTTTGATAGTATATTAGTTATAAAATCAGGTTGATTTTCAACTAAATAAGTAAATGACTTTTTAACAAGATCCTCAACAGGATTTGATTCATTCATAACTTCAGAGATCTCCTCTCTGATTAGTTTTCTTAGTTGATTTAGTTTCATAGTTATTGTTTATACATACTGTATAATTTTTTAACCTTTTCCTCATATCCAAGATTCTTAAGTTGATTCATAAGAGACTTAATTTCTTCGTGCTGATATTCACCTCGTCTATATGCTCTATGATCATCAGACATAAAATATGTCCAATCATGAGTCTTTAAAAGAGATTCTAGTTTGTTAAATAATTCTTGAGATGTTGATGACATTGTTTCATCTCCGTTCATTGAGGCTAATTCCTCTCTAATTAATTGTCTTAATTGATTTAGTTTCATAGTTTTTGTTTTTATAAATATACGAATAATATTTTAGGTAGATTTATGTTGGAATCCTTTACCGGCCATAAGTTGTGATCCTCTTTGATTTAACCATTTTTTAGCTTTGTTTAATGAAGCCGCTACATTATATTGACCATGAACCTTTTCACCAGGAATGTCTTCTAATTTATTTCCATTTTTATCCATTATGTAAGTCTGAATATAATAAAAATAATGATGAGGAAGATTAAAATCTAATTCTTCACCTTCAGGGGTTAAAACATATCCCTGAGTTTTAAGTTGAAAATTTAATCCTTCAGGAGTAGTATACATTTCATCTTTTATATCAAGTGTATATTTATCATGTATTTTATTCCCAAACTCACTTTTACTAGTTTCTTTAGAGATTATTTTGTAAGATGGATTTACCTCATTAATAGCTTTAGAAATTTCCTCTTTGATTAGTTGTCTTAATTCTTGTAATTTCATGATATAAATATAATAATAATATTTTAGATAGCCAAATTAGAAGTTCAAAATACAGTAATCCATTCCTAAAGTTAGAGTCAAGTTTTGAGCTACTGATTCATTATCCCATGAAAAATCACCTTGAGCAAAGTTCTTAATAAAAGCTCCTTTGATGATCCATTCAGAAACAATATCACCTACTGGACCTAGAATGTCTAAAGTAATATCTTTTTTATAGAAATCAGAATAACCATCTCTACCTGTTACTGATTCATGATGTAGACGAACCCATTCCATACAAGCTTGAGCACCTGAAGGAGTAATTGGGTCAAATAATGTTAAAGTAACATCATTCCAGGTTAATTTACCTTTTACTTTACGGTAAACATTGATGTGGTTAAGTTTGATTTCGTCTTGAGAAAATCCTAGACCACTGATTCCTTTAATTGTATAAGCGGGGATTCCGTCAATATACATAATAAAACGATTCTGTAGTTTAGGTTCAAAAGCGGTAAAGAATATTTCGTTTGGATTTAGTACTGCCATTTTAGTATATTTATTTGTTCTATGATATGTATGTTATTTTTACAAAGTTTATGCAAATGTTACTCCAGTAGGTAGAATGTTAAAATCTAAATAAACAAATTCAGCAGTTTTGGTAGGTTGTAAATAAATACCACCTCTTAACTCATTTCTGTCAATCACATCTGGAGTATTATTTGAATCATCCATTACTACTCTAAATGCATATAGACCTTGTCTTTGTTGTACAGATTCAAGATATGGATTAACTTGAGCTAGGAATTGATTTCTAGTGGCAGTAGTGTTTTGTTCAAATACTAAGTTGTCTGCTACTTGAGAAATATATCCTTTTAACTCAATTAACAATCTTCTAACATTTACTCTATCAAGAGCTGATGCTTGTTTTTGTAGTGTTTTCTGTCCAAATACTACTACACCAGTATTAGGGAATGTAGCAATTGGGTTTACTTTTCCTTGATATAAAGTATCTCTGTCTGAGTTGATTAATTTACGTTCAGCTTGAATTACTTGACCTAATCCACCTCTGTTAATACCTGCAGGGGCAAACCATGCTTCAGCAATTCTATCGTTATTAGCGTAAACTCCAGGGATCATAGTAGAAGCTGGAACCCATACATTTTTACCTGAGTCTGGGTCTGTGGTTTGTAACCAAGGCCAGTAAGCAGCAGCATATGAAGTATCACGAGAAGCAGCTTGACTAGTTACAGCACCAATTGAAGAACCATATCCTACTAGGTCAATAGGGGCAATAGCATCTCCTCTATTTTCAATATTTGTAATTAAAGTACTTAATACTGTTGAATGACCTGCAAATGCATCAATTAAGCCAGGAGCTGAAATAATGTTGTATCTGTATTCGTCTTTATTTGCTAATAAATTAAACACATCAGTATAATTGGTTCCTACTAAACCTTGTGAGTTAGTATTAGTAATATCTTGGTAATATTTGTTATTTCCTCCGATATTACCAGTAGCATTTTCAAAAGCACCACTTTGTGCAATTGGAATAGAAGAAGTATAGGCATTAATTCTAACATCACCATTACTATCAAGATAATCTACAGTAGTTAGAGATACATTGCTTACTCTTACATAGCGAGAAGAGTTACGATATGAACCAGATGGTTGTAGATAAATATCAGCTGTACCCGCGTTACGAGTAGTTAAGGTTTGATCACCAATAATTCTAGCTACGTAATTTGAGGAATTAGGATCTAAAGATAAGTTAGTCCATGTTTCTAGAACAGTTTTGTTATTTGTTCTATCATCACCTCTTCTAATTAATAAACCAAAAGTACCTGAGGCAGTATTAGGAGAAACAATTTCCCATCTTAAATTATCTCTTGAACCGCTTGCTAATACACCTTGAGCATCTTCTGGGCCTACACTGTTCATAATTACACCATCACTTAGAGTTTCTAAAGTAAAGGCATTTAATGAACCAATGTTAGCACTTGAGGAAATGGGTTGAGATACTGCTGGAGTATATGAACCTGAGGCTACTCTAGTTACAATTAAACTAGTTCCACCATTTTGGAAATAGTTGTAAGCTGAGATAGAGGTAAAATAAGTATATGTTTGAGCATCTGTTACTGATCCACTGTTAAAAGTAGTACCAAAATAAGCTTGATACTCACTATAAGTAGTAATAAGTTTAGGTACTCCTACTTTACCTTTTACAGTTGGACCAACAAGAGCGGCTCCAGCTTGAATAGGTAAGCTAGTAACTTGAGATTGGTCGTTTTCTCTAGCTAGTACACCGGGTGATAGTAAAATTTCTGCCATATTATATTAGTATTTGTTTTATTATATGTATGGCATAGATATTTCAAAGTTAAGAAACAGGGATAAATTCTCCCGTCTCTAATGAAATATTTCCTTTACCATACTTGGTTTCAATTTCTTTAATTAAATTTTGTTCGCGTTGTTGAATTTCACTTAATTCTTTTTCTAGTTGTTCTTTTTGAACATTTAAATTAATTTGCTGAACTTCATTCATTCCTAATTTAAAAACTAATTCATCAAATTGGGTTCGTAAACTTCCGATTTGTTTCATTTCTTCTTCTGTTAAAACCTTTTTTTCCATAATTTATTTATTTTTAAGTTAATAATACAAAACCTGTGAATACTACATAAGCTGTTCCTGATCCTAAATTGTTATTTACTTCTATAACTCCAGTTGAACTATCTAAAGTGATATTTAAGCCATTACTATAACTAGTTAAAACAGTATTAGCAGTTATAAAAGCAGTATCTCCTAAATGTTTTCCTACTAATATAGGAAAAGCTGCTGATGTGAACAAACCTCCTGTCATAGTACCACTTCCTGCTATCATCTGGAATTTTGAGCCACTTTGGACAGTGGGTACTGCTGAGGAACTTACTTGATAATATCCATAAACATAATCTGCATCTGTTGCTTTACTAGCATAAGAGGCACTAACTACACTTCCTAATAATAAAGAAGCGGTAGCAGCATAAGAGGAAGATAAAGCTGTTGAAGCAAAGGATGCTGAAGTTGATGTTAAAGCACTTGCAGCAGTTGTTGCTGAGGTTGCTGTTGTTGCTGAGGTTGCTGTTGTTGCTGAATCAGCTGTGACCGCGTAAGAGGCACTAACTACAGTTCCTAATAATAATGAGGCTGTAGCAGCATATGAAGCAGAAGTTGCTGTAGTAGCGGAAGTTGCTGATATTGCTGTTGTAGCTACATTAGCTGAGTTTGCTGTTGTTGCTGTAGTAGCAGTTGCCGCTAAAGTAGCATAAGAGGCACTAACTGCATTTAAAACATATGAGGCAGTTGTTGCTGTAATGGATGTAGTGGCAGTTTCTGCTAAAATAGCAAAAGAAGCTGTATTAGCCAAAGAAGCAGTAGCGGCATATGATGCACTTTGTACTGTTCCTAACAATAAGGAAGCTGTAGCAGCATATGAAGCAGAAGTTGCTGTGGTTGCTATTGAAGCTGAATTTGCTATAGTGGCTAAATCCGCTAAAGCTGAAATTAAAGCATATGAGGATGTTAAAGCTGTGGTAGCAAAACTAGCAGTTACAGCATAGGAGGCACTTACTACACTTAAAGCTAAACTTGATGTGGTTGAATTTACCGCGTAAGAGGCTGAGGTTGAGGTAAGAGCATAAGATGAGGAAATAGTAAAGGAGGCAGTTTGGGCATTCGCTACATATGAGGATGTTTGAGCAAAGGAAGCTGTTAAAGCTTGTTGTATAAATGAGGCAGTTAATGCATTTGATGCTGTTAAAGCTTGATTGGCATATGAGGCTGTTCCTTGTAAAGATCCAGTTAAACCTCCAGAATCCATTGATAATGAACCTGTGATAATTAAGCTACCACTTATAGTTATGTCATAAGCTGCTGCTCCAGTTAATGCATCTATTGATTGTGATACATGAGCCGCCTCAATTGTTGAGGTGTTGTTTATACCACTATTTGATAATATTAATGCCATTTACTATTTTATTATATGTATGTTAGAAATTTGGGAGAGTATTATCTGGTCCAATTTGAGTTTCAAAGTTAAATACTACTTTGGTTTTATCTGAGAATTTATTTTGGGCTGATAATTCTTTATTTGTAGTATCAGGGATGATATATCCGTATAAACGTAGAGAGAAATTAGTTTTTACTACTCTTTGTTCACCTTGTGGTAATTCAGTAGTATTAGCAAATGAATCAATTCTAGCTTGAAACTTAAATTGTTCTGGATTTCCCCAATATGAATCTGAGGCATAGTTTATTGCTTCAACTATTTTATTCATTTGTTCAACATAATATGTTGAAACTATGCATTCATAAGTTAAAGTAACATAATCAGGCATAACCACAGCATAATATTGTTTTTGTGGTTTTCGATTATTCAGAATATTGAATTTATCATAAGCATTTTTAGGGGAGTATGCTTTAGTAAATACTTTATAATTGTTAGGATTATTAGCGTCAAGTTTATTAGCTATTGAACGATTTTTTTCTATATTAGTTCGTTTAAAGACAATCAAAGGCATCATAATTTTTCCTTTTTTATCTCTATAGAAACCATCTTTTTGAACTGCTTTCCATCTTTCAGGAGAACCATAAACTATAGGTACAGGAATTCTTGTACCATTTTGTATTACTGTAGGACGAATAATATTTTCAAAGTAATAAATTATTGCTCCATCAATATCTTCTAGTCCAACACTAAATGGTTTTGTAGTATCACCTTTAAATGATAATTCCTCTGCTCTATTAGTTGGATCTACAACATTAGGATTACCTCTAGTAGTATCATATGCCTGTTGCTGAGATATGCTTATTTCCCGTTGTGTTTTGGGTGTTGGTGTTTTTCCTTTCTTAGCCATTGTATCTTTCTTTAGTAATACCTACACGATCAGCAGGTACTAAGTGGGTTGAACAAATGATAGAAACA